ATATTGCACTAGATAGAGCGCAACAAATGTTTTTGTTAAATCAAAAAGGTTTATATTTAAAAGCAGAAGATTTGCAACAAGAAAAAGAAATATTGCAGCAACAATTTAATCATATAGATGCAATGCAAGCTATTCAAACACAAGCAAATTTAGAAGAAAAAGATAAAGTTATTGCAAGAGAAGCAGAAATAAAATTTAATGAGCAAGCATTAGAAAATATCCGAGAGCGTGGCAGAATATTGCGATCACAAAAAGACGGCGGTTTAATTGAAGGTTTCTTATTTAAAATGGACACCTTTGGTAAAAACATGGAAACCAGTTTTGAAGCTGGCGGCAAAGCATTTGATTCTTTAATGAGCAGTATGTCGAGTGGTTTAGAAGAATTTGTAAGAAAAGGGGAATTAGATTTTAATAAATTTGCAAAATCTATTATTCAAGATATGCTGGCAATACAGTTAAGAGCTTCTGCCAATAACCTGTTTGCAATGATTGGCAAAACCTTGTTTTCGTCATCAGTAAGTTTGACAGAACCAATAGGAGCAAGGGCAGACGGTGGCCCGGTAGAAAGTGGCGGCGCATACATGGTTGGCGAACGTGGGCCAGAATTGTTTGTACCACGCAGCGCAGGCGCAATTGTTCCAAATCACTCAATGGCAATGATGGGCGGCTCTACAAACATCACCAACTACAATATTCAGGCAATTGACACCAAATCATTTGAAGACCGCATACTTGGCAGCAGCAAAGCAGTTTGGGCAGCAAACGCATACGGTGCTAAAAACCTATCGCTTGGCAGGGGAAGAACATGAGTTTCCAAACCATCTTTGAAATCAGCCAAAGCATCAGCGTCCAGAATCGGCGCACTGTTGGGCAGCAGGTCAGCAGATCAGGCCAGGTGCGGGTTGCCGAATACTTAACGTCTGTGCCTTGGTCATTCACGGTGCGACCGCACTCTTATCTTTACTATCCGCAAGTGCGTGGCGTTATCCAGGCCATTGACAACAAAGATCGCCAACTGCCCGAGACAATCACCTTTGCCAGCAGCCTGCTAAGTTGGTTTGACGATTACAAGGGCGGCTTAACCAGTGGGCAAGCAGCAGCCCTAACCCTTGCCGCAGTGCCAGCCGCTAACGCAACCACAATCACAGTTGGCAACCTGCCAAGCGTTTCAGCAGGCGCTGTAGTGTTTGCTGCTGGCGATTTTCTACAGCTTGGCATCTACCCGTACAAAGTTACTGCCGAGGTTTTACGTGGCGGCGGTTCTACAGTCAGCGTAACTTTGCACCGTCCAGTGATCGGCACGCCGTCAACTGGCACTTTAGCTGCTGTTGGCTCGGCCTGCACGTTTTATATGCTGGCGGCACAATGTCCCACGTACACACTTAACCCGATGACCTCTGGCGCATTTGTCCAGTGGGACGGGGATTTTGTGTTTATTGAGGACATTACAGGATGACCACCACAATGGCTGCACTGAGCAGCCCATCCATCATCCAGGCAGAATTTATACGGCTTATCACTAGCACGACAACCTATTATTTTTGCAATGCGGCGGCAGCAATTACCGTGGATGGCATGACGTTTAGCAACCTGGGCAGTCTGCTATCTATCAGCGCAATTGACCGTAGCATCAAAGCCAACAGCGCCGATTTAGCAATTTCACTGACAGGCGTGGACGGCACCAATGTCGCTGTAGTGCTTGCCGCCAACATCAAGGGCAGCAACATTGACGTATGGCGTGGATTCTTGGACAGCAACAATCAAATTATTACTAGCCCAAGCCAGCAGTTTTTTAAACGCTACTCTGGCATTGTTAGCAATTGCTCAATCACTGAAGATTTTAACGATCAATTGCGAACAAGGATTGCCACGGTTGGCATTACCTGCGCCAGTTTTCGAACCATCCTAGAGAACCGCATACAAGGCATTAAAACGACTCCCAAGGCTTGGAATTTTATCTACCCAAGCGACACTAGCATGAGCCGTGTCCCAGCGATTGCAGCCACGTATTTTGACTTTGGCAAACCACCGCAATCAGCTACAGTCAGCAGCAATACATCAAATGTCCAAACGACTTTTGAAACAGGGGGCAATGATCGATGATTCGTGAAGCCAACAAACACGATATGCCGCAACTGCTGCAAATGATGCGGGACTACAGCACGCAGACGCCTGTGCCAGCATTGCAAGCAGCAGCAGCGCACGACGAAGCGCACGTTGCCAATTTGATGATGCAAATGATGGCAGGGCGTGGCTTTGTTTTAATTGATAACGAATCCCGTGGGTTTATTGCTGCGCTCATTACCACAAACGTCTGGTGCCCAGAAGTCTACGAACTCCACGAACTAGCCTGGTGGGTCAAACCCGAGCATAGGAATGGAACCGTGGGCGGCAGGCTCTGGAAAGAATTTGATCGGTTGGCTACAGATTTAATTGATGACGGGCGCATTGACGTAGCCGTAACCGCTGTGATGGCTAACAACACTTGGATTGATTACACCAAGCGAGGCTACAGCCCCATGCAAGCCACATTTTTTAGGGTGCATTAATGGTAGCAACTTTAATTGCTTATGCCACCGGAGTATTGGTTACTGCTGGAGTAGCCGCTACGACTGCGTATGCCGTTGCCACTTTTGCAGTTAATTTTGCCGTCAGCTATGTTGTCGGGAGAATATTTGCGCCTAATGACCCAACAGCAAACCAGCCTGTTGACCAGGGCGTCAGGCAACAAGTAGCACCCAACACTACCAACAGTTTGCCCATTGTTTATGGCAGCGCCTACATGGGCGGCACATTTGTGGACGCAGTGCTAACCATTGACCAACAATCTATGTATTACGTGCTGGCAATCAGCAGCATTAGCCCTAATGGGCAATTTACTTTTGATCGCACCAAGTTTTACTACGGCGACCGCCTGGTTACTTTTGATGCCTCAGATTTAACCAAAGTTGTCAGCTTGACAGACGGTGCTGGCAATGTAGACACAAAAATCAGCGGCTACCTTTACATCAATTTGTACACATCAACTGATGCAGGTGCCATTACTACCATTACGGGCAGCGCGCCTAATACCGCAATGGGCGGCGCAGACATTATTGCAGCGGAACGCTGGCCTGCTGCTGTTCGTCAGATGAATGGTTTGGCATTTGCAATCGTAAAACTAAACTACAACCAAGACGCAGGCACCACGAATTTACAGGCTATCACGTTCAACGTCACGCAAAATCTAAACGGCACAGGCACAGCAAAGCCAGGCGATGTGTGGGCAGATTATTTAGGCAATGAAGTCTACGGCGGCGGCATGGCAGCAGGGTTGATTAACACCGCATCTGCAACTGCGCTTAACACCTACGCTGACCAGACGATTACTTTTACCGACAGCAACGGCAACCCAGCAACCCAAGCTAGATACCGCATCAACGGCGTGCTGGACACGGGGCAAAATGTCCTAGCTAACATTGACCGCATCATGCTGGCCTGCGACTCTTGGAACGCCTATAACGCAGCGTCAGGGCAATGGTCAATCGTGGTCAACAAAGCCGAAAGCACAGCTTATGCTTTTGACGATACCAACATTATCGGCGACATAAAAGTTAGCTTGACAGATATTGCAAACTCAATCAATCAAATTGAAGCGCAATTTCCTAATAAGTTAAACCGTGACCAGCGTGATTTGGTGTATCTTGAAACTCCGTCCAACCTGCTTTACGCTAACGAGCCAATCAATAAATTTTCATGTAATTTTGATTTGATAAATGAATCTGTCCAGGTCAGCTACTTGGCAAACCGGGTGTTAGAGCAAGCCAGGGAAGATTTGATTGTCGGCATCAATGCGGCTTACCCAGCCATCCAGCTAGACGCAGGCGATGTGGTATCTATCACAAACACCAGCTACGGCTGGTCTGCCAAACTGTTCCGAGTAATGAAGGTGAGCGAGGTATCATTACCTGACGGCAACCTGGGCGCAAGTCTGGAATTAAACGAATATAACGCAGCCGTTTACGACAACGCCACCATAGTCCAGTACAGCCCAGCGCCAAACACTCAAATCACAGACCCATCCTTTTTTGGCACCGTCCCTGCGCCTACAGTTACCGCCAGCTACCCATCAGCAGCAGTGCCGACAATTACGGTTCAACCCTACGTAGGCACCGCAAGTTTTGTCACCGTAGCCGAGATATGGTACTCAGCATTTTCCAGCCCAACACCAGGCCAACTCTACTTGCTGGGATTTACGCAAGTGCCGAGCAACGGCGTGCCTATTTCTCCAAGCCAATCATTGCCCACAATATCGGCTACGTTGCCCGGTGGCAATTGGTATCTGTTTGCCCGTCTGGTTAATGGTATCGCAACCAGCCAATACTCAGTGGCATCTGCGGTTTTGCAATGGCGGCCAACAACTTTCCAGTACGTTGAGCGATACATAAACGTCCGCTACGGCAACGATCTAGTTGGCACAGGATTTACTACCAACCCAAGAAACAAAGCGTACTATGGCCTGCAAAACACGCCCAGCACTACTGGCAGTCCAAACGCATCTGACTACACTTGGTATCTGGCATCATCTAATTTTTCAACTGATTTATATTTATTGTTTGTAAATCGCAGCAATCGTAAATTTAGTTTTGCTGTTGGTGAAGCATCGTTTGTAAATTTAAACGCAGCTTTTGTCCCGACAAATACAGCGGTTTACGACAGCACATCCTGGTTTGGATTAGAAGACGGCATAAACAGTATAGATTTAGATGCACGCACTGGACAATTAACCTCAGTCGGTACAACTTCAATATCATCACAAGATGGTTTAATTTCTGTCACCAACAACACCAACGGCACGATGGTGGTTAAGCTGGCGCAATTCCTTAACTTTGGCGCAGGCGTTTATTCAAAAAGTTTTGCCGCTGCTACATTGACTATTGATGTGTTTGGGCGAGTAGTAGGATTTACCTCACCGGATAATTTTTACTACACTGAGTCAACATTTCAAGCCACAGCAGCGCAAACAACATTTTCTGTGACGCATATTGTTGGCGATGTTTTAGTATTTAAAAATGGTTTGCTGCTTGATACAACAGAATACACCGAGACAAGCACAACTGTAGTCTTGGGAACAGCCTGCACATTAAATGATACTGTAATTATCATAAACATGAGGGCAGTTAGCACATCAGTATATTATGAAGATTTAGGATTAACAATTACCGCTGTTACCTCCACCACCATTACTTATGCTGACCAACCCTTTCAGGATATTTTAGCTGGAGAGTTATTGACATTTACAAATGTTGGCACTCCAACAACTTACACAGTCAGCACAATAAACACCACTACAAAAGTTATAACCTTTACAGGCGTAATTGCAGGCGCAGCAATAAATGATAATGTTTACCGCTACAGAGCCGCCGCATCAACGTATCGACCTTGGACACGTTACAGTGCAGACGTTACTGCTGTAACAACTTACACGCCAACTAGCATCACCATTCAAAATGGTTTTGAATCAATTTACGTTAATGGCCTGCAATTCAGCGAGATTGATTACGATTTATTTGGCCCTGCAATTGTTGGGTTCCCTGGCGCAGTAACAGGCAAAATAACAATCATTCTTTACTCACCAAACAATTATGGCGTACCGGCAAGCAACGTAACTAACAGCGTGGCGTATTCAGTCAACGGCGCACTAACGTACACATTTGCCAGCAATCCATTGGCAATGGAAGTCTATGCCAACGGGGTTATTCTTGCCAAGACATACGATTACACCGCAAGCGCAGCCAATTACAATCTAGTTACTGCAATTCCAAATAATTTTACTTTGTTAAATCAACAAACTTTTGCAAGAGATGGAGCCGCATAATGACGCAAGCCTTTAATTTAGGGCAACTAGCCAACAACCTCAACACCTCGGGCCAGCTTGACGCCACCGATGGTTTAGTAGGAGCCGTACCAATTGCCAATGGCGGTACAGGCGCAACTACCGCAGGAACAGCCAGGACTAACTTGGACGTTGCTCAAGCCGTGTATGCTGTGCCATCAGGCGGCATAATTATTTGGTCAGGCTCACAGGCCAGCATACCGACAGGCTGGTTATTGTGCAACGGCACAAGCAGCACGCCTGATTTGCGAGACAGGTTTATTGTCGGCGCAGGGTCAACCTATGCTGTAAACGCAAGTGGCGGCTCTGCCAATGCAATTTTAGTTAGTCACACCCACACTTTCACAGGCACAGCACTAGGCACTCA